CTATTAGTTGCTGGCCCAATTGGTTCTACCATTGCTCCATATAAAGAAACAGTTGCTGACATCAAATTGTGGAGAAATGCAGGGGTACTACGCAAAGCTAGAGAAACTAATATTACATAAGATTGACACTAAGTCAGCTTACTAGCAAAAGCAAATAATGACAAAGCCCAGCCTGCACTTTTGCGACTGGGCTATTTTTATAATAAAATTTTAGTTGCTTAGATGCCCAAACTTTTGTATAATATGTTTATAGATTGAGGCAAGAGGATTAAATATGAGGATCATTTCTAAATTCGCCGACGTATATGATTTGCAGAACAGTTTATTTGATGCAGATCGTGTTTGGGAGCGTAAAACCGAAGAGCTACTGGTTAAAGTAACTGATGATGCAGAAAAGAACATCGTGCATAGTCGCCAGGTATTTCGTGATGGTTCGCTATCTTTCCGTGGTGATTTCGAATATTTTGTGAATCCACTATTTGTTGCAGGTGAAGTTTACTGGTTACACGAGCTGTACTGCTGGCATCCAGCATTTAGCTTCAAAACGTTTAATCTCGACACTATGTTCGATAAAATGGAAGAGATGGGATTGCATGCTCGCTCTTACTTAATGGATAAGAGTCGTGGAGATGTTCGTGAAACAATGCGTGATTTGCTCGTTGAAGCAAAACCTAAAGCAGAACGTATCTTATCCGAACTGCGTGTACCGATTGCATATGTGAAAGGTATCAAGAAGAACGATAACGATGATGTTCGTAACTTCGTGATTCAGACTAACATTCGTTTCCATCAGTCAGGTATTCCGTGGCAGGAAATTGAAAGTAACTTATACCGTTTACACCAAGTTCTCGAACAGTATATCTTCGGTGTACTAGGAACTGGTGAGCCTGATATGATTAAAGTATCAGATAAAGACAGGTTAGCAGCGCATGGATTTGATACAAAAACTTCTTTCAGGAATATGGCACGGTAAGTGGTTTATCCTGGGAGCAGGTCTAGCGATAGGCATCGGATTCGGTGCTTATCACTTAGTTAATAAGGTTGAGACTCTAGCAGGTGATCTTGCAGTAGCTACTAAAAAGATCTCTTCTCTAGAGACTTCGCTTAATAAGGTGAAAGCTGAAAGTGAACTTCGTGAGACTAGAATGAATCAGTATTTCACAATGAATAATATTTCGCAAGCAGATCTAGACAAAAAGATCAAGCAGTTAGATAAAGCACTTAGTCGCCAAGATATTATAGCTGCAAAGCCTGGGTTGGTAACATTAATTGCTAAAAAGCAGAATAAAGAGTTCGAGGAAAGATTAGCGTGTTTAACTGGAAACTTGGAATACTGCTCGCAGCCGCAATCACAATCACAGGCTGTGCAGAAGAAATAAAACCAGAGCCATCTCATGAGTTAAAGCAAGCTCATGTAGACTGGCCTAAAGGACTTCAACCTTGTAGCTTTGACTTTAAGTTTGAAAAGAAATTAGCTACAAATGGAGAAGATGGCGTAGTAGTTGTTGTACCATATAAAGATTGGAATGCAAAAGCAAAATGTGAGGAAGCAGTTTACTCTTACATTTCACGACTGACTGGTATGGTTTGCTTCTATCGCCAAGATTTACAAGAAAAACGTTGCTTAGTTTACTATCCACCAATTAACAATAGGAAAGATTAATGTCAGTATTAGTCGGTTTACATGGTGAAGCTGGTTCGGGAAAAGATACCGTTGCAAAATTAATTATCGATTGGTGTAATGACACGTATCCAACGTGTTTACCCCGTCGTTATAGTTTTGCTAAGCCCGTTTATGAACTTGCATCCGTAATCCTCGGTGTAACTCCAGAGTTTCTAGGAGAGCGCAGGGGGAAAGAGGTTGACCAATGGTTTACGGTCACACAATCTCAACTGGAGCGAGCCAGAGATGTGTGGTTTAAGTACGGTATCGATAAGTTTGAAGACTTCTCGTACGTTTGGCCTATTTTTGAGGAAAAATATCTTAATCCTCAACAACTTATCTCAGAGAATAAAGAAGACGGTCTTTATAGCTTATTTATTTCTCCGAGAAAAATGTTACAGCTCGTAGGAACAGAGCTAGGAAGGCAGCTGGTGCATGAACGCATTTGGCTCATAATTCTGGAGCAATCCATCGCTAAAGACGACCCAGACGTCGCCGTAATAACAGATGTTAGATTCCCCAATGAAGGAGAGCTACTCAGAGAAACAAACCATTTAGATATGGATTCTTTGATAGTAAATGTAGTACCCGCTGAGCAGAAGTTCACTATTAAATCAGATCATCCATCTGAAAGTGGCATTCCTGCAAAATATATTACTCACGAATTAGTTAATAAATTCGATGGTATCAATAACCTTAAACTAGAAGTTTATAACTTCTGTGACTTAGAGCTAGAACCACTAGTTGGATAATCAAGGATCGCTATGACTAATAAAAAAGAAGAAAAGACTAACCTGTTTCACTCCATTCGCCAATCTAATGAGTATACCTTTTTCTTTGATGAAGAATTAGGCCCGCCGGATGAATACCGTGATTTATCAATGGTACTTATGCAAGCAAATGAGGACGACGAAATTAATCTGATGATTAATGGCCCTGGTGGTTATGTTGATACTGCTGCACAGTTATCTAACTTAATTGCTAATTGCCGTGGAACAGTTATAGGACATCTGGTTGGTCCTAGTGCTTCTGCTTACTGCACAATTTTCCTATCCTGTCATGGGTGGGTAGTACATCCACATGCTACGCTAATGGGACACACGTTCTCTGGCGGATTCTGTGAGAAAGGTCAAGAAATCAAGAAAGCCTATGAATCTTACAACAAGTTCGTAGAAGATATGATGCTAGATGTCTACTATCCGTTCTTCTCAATAGATGAAATCGACGAGATGGTAAAAGACAACAAAAATATCTATCTAGATAGCAAAGAAATCCATAAGCGTATTGAAATCTTGGCAAAATATCGATCTGAGCAATATAATAAAGCCCAGTTACCTCAATCCGAGGAGCATAACGAAGAGTAAGTAATTTTAAGCCAGGGTTTAACGACCCTGGCTTTTCTTTTATCTAAAATTCTTCTTGACAACGACAAAATTTTATGCTCCAGAAGTGATCTTTAAAAACACATTGTAATTTTCCTCCAAAATTAGTATAATGGTACTGGTTAGAGGAGGTTACAATTGGAAAAGTTCTTACAATTATTAACGGTACTGCTCCAAGAAGCGAAAGATCCAGCATCGCTTCTTAAACGTCTGCTAACTATCTTAGTTGCTGTCATTATTTTCTTATTTGTTAGTAATACTAGCGAGGTGATGTCATTCTTAAAGACTTTCTCCACGTCTGCGGTTCTACAGGATGTTCAAACTCAAAGGATAGATAACTTTCCTAATGTAGCTAGAGAAAAAAGCATGGTACTCTTTTCTCAAACGGGTGCGGATGCTGTTTTTGTCGTCAAGTATAAACCCGATGCCATTAATGATTATTCTAACATTATTGCATGGGAAAGCAATGCGCAATTAGATAGGGCTGACTTGGCCGATAAAGCGGTAAATAAAACGTCTGAGCTATATAGACGTCACTTGGAAGGCTTTAACTACGCATCGGATTTAAGTGTAAAAGTAAATAAATACATGGGGTTAAATATACCTGCGTTTAAGAACGTTACTTTTAATTACATATACACTTGTCCGTATTTCAATCTAAACAATATCTATGCTGGATATATTGGTATTGCTTGGAAAGATAATCCTGTAGATGCAGCCGATTCTGAGAAATTTAACGAGTATTTAACAAAGCTCTGTTCCCCACAACAGAGATCTTTAGGTAGATCAATATGAGTTTTAAATTTGGTAAAAATAGCGAAAAACAATTAGCTACCGTTAAGCCAGAGCTACAAAAAGTAGCTCGTAGAGCTTTAGAATTATCTCCATATGATTTCACGATCGTACAGGGTATTCGTACAGTAGCACAAAGTGCCCAGAATATTGCTAATGGTACTTCATTTTTAAAAGATCCTAGTAAAAGCAAGCATATTACTGGGGATGCTCTTGATTTTGCTCCATACATTAATGGCAAGATTGATTGGAATGACTTAGAAGCATTTTGGGCAGTTAAAAAGGCTTTTGAACAAGCAGGTAAAGAACTAGGCATTAAACTTCGTTTTGGTGCTGATTGGAATGCTTCGGGAGACTATCACGATGAAATAAAACGTGGTACCTATGATGGCGGTCATGTAGAACTAGTTTAATTAATAACTGAGGCGGGAATATTCCCGCCTTTTTAGGCAAAGGGGGCTTTAATAATTTTTTGAAGATAGGAGAAAGCCATGTTTGCAGAACTATTCACTATGATGCTGCTAGGTATCTGGAAAATAAGTCTAGTAGTATTCATTTTAATGATAGTCTTTACTATCCTTGCATTAACTACCCGAAATAGCTTATTAATAAAGGTTATTCACGGACTAGAGTATATAATTATGGGTTCATTCGGCGTTTGTAAATGCAATTGCCATAGAGATACGAAATATTGTTGGCTATGGATGGAACTAGAGAATCCTATATCCATAGCTTTGGCTGTTTCATTCGGCATGATTCTTATGGCCCTTACTCTAGCATTAATACCTTTGATGTTAGCTGGGGGAGTTACAGCTTATTTCACCCTTTTCTCCCCGATACTTATGTACTCAATTTACCCAATAACTATGTATCTAGTTAGGAAAAGATTTATCCATGCAGTAGATTAAGATAAAAAAGTAGTTGACTTTTAGCCCTAGTTATTATATAATATATACATAAATTAGTTAAGAGAGAGGTATATATTATGTCTGATCGTTTCTATACTCAAATGGCGGAACATTTTCGTATACCACAGTACGAGCTAAACATTGCACTCCGTGATCATGACTCTCCTGAGTACAAAAAGCTCGAAAAGAAAGCGGAAAAATCTATTGATACAAAGGTAGGTGCATCTATGTCTAAGGGCAAAAAGTTAACTCGTCTTGATCTTAATAAAATTTTAACTGAACTTTTGGGTACTGATATTGAAGGTGCTAAATTACCTCTTCTTGTACTAGAGACTATGATTAAAAAGGTCAAAAATAAAGAATATAAGAAGGTAGAAGTCCCAGAAGGCAGATTAAAGGCTCCTTATCAGGAAGCACTAACCGAGTGTTTGGGTGTAAATCTTGATCTGAGCACCGCAACTGTAAAAACTATGAAAAACTTCTTAGAGGCCATTAATAACTATGAGTAAATTAGTATATCTATTGAAAGGTTCCACTTGCAATCCTTGCAAAATGTTTGAGCCAGTATTTGATAAAGTAGTCAGTGACTATAATTTGGAAATCCATAAAGAGACTGATAATACAGAATTAATGCAGAAATTTGGAGTGCGCCAAGTTCCTGTAGTGGTTCTGGCGGATCGCTTACCTAATGGTCGAGTAGAAGCTAATCATATTCTGATTGGACGTCAGCTTCGTAAAGAAACTATGCACGAAGCTATTAAAAATTTCCTGGATGATAATCCAGAGGACTAATAAACAAAGCCTGATCTTAGCTGATCAGGCTTTTATTTTACTTGCTTTTTGCTAAAAATTTTGGTATAATACTTATATAAATTGATTGGAGGATTAAATGTTAGCGGAACAAGCAAAACGTTTAGCCAGGATAAATAGAGCTGCACTCCTTAAGAGCAAGAAGAAAACGTATAAGTATGTTAAAAAGAGAATAGTTTCTTCTGTGGAGATTGGAGGTTCTTTTGTACAGTTTAATCGTGATGAAATTAGTTATGAAGCTATAAAAGCCCTCTATAAAGAGGGTTATACTCTCCAACTATCTAATGATTATGGCACAACTATTTTAACTGTTATTTGGGAATAATTATGAAAAAAGAATTTAATGTACATAAAACTCTAGTAGTGCCGGATGACGCCAACTTGTTTTTCGTTGGTGATATTCATGGATGCAATGATTTGCTAGAAGATGCGTTGAAATTAGCTGGGTATAATAGCAAAAAAGATTGCGTAGTATGTGTCGGAGACTTAATAGACCGAGGCACACAAAACCTACAAGTTTTAGCCAAATTCCTGTATAATCCACGTTTTATCAGTGTACGTGGTAATCATGACCAATTTATGATTGTAGGAGATTGGGCTAATTGGATGTATAATGGTGGTATGTGGGCTATGAATGAACTAGATGCAGACACCATTAAAAATATTGCCGAAGATATGGCTGAAAAAATGCCCCTACTTATGACTGTACTACATAGAGGGAAAAAATATGGTGTAGCACATGCCGCAGTACCAATTGAATACAAAGAATGTGGCGATGAAGTAAAAATCCCTAATTGGGACAATCTAGTAGTACAACTAGAACATGCTACAGATCATGGGTTAGGAGGTCTTATGGATGCTTGCCTATGGGATCGTGATATTATTCAAGATGTATTTTCCCATATGTCTGAGGATGCAAATCACCCATACTTTAAAAGGTATGCCGGGATGCCGGTGGAACTAATAAACGTAGTGCCAGAAGTTAAGGGGGTAGATTTTGTGTTCCACGGACACACTGGAGTTCCTTACCCACTTCTTTATAAAAACCGTGTTTATCTGGATACTGGCGGTGTTTTCAACGGGCAGTTGACGGTTGCGCAAGTTAACGATGAAACTGGCAAAATCACCACATTTACCACAGACAAAAATAATAGCTGCGGTGTACAGAGGATTCTTTAATGAAAGTTCGCTTTTGGAGTGATCTCCACTTGGGGCATACAAATATTACTAAATTCAGACCAATCTTCTCTACTATGGAAGAGCATGATGAATTTATTATGGATACTATTACATCCATGAAAGATAAGCGTACAGTATTCTATATTTTAGGAGACGCATTTGTATCTAGAAATGGTTTGGAGAAGTTCGAAAAACTATTTGGCAATGTTAGAACTACGTTAGTTTTGGGAAACCACGACTTAGAACGAGAAGGATTATCTTTCAAAGACTTAATAGGGGTTGTAGATAACGTACAATCACTAGTTAAGTATAAAAACTTCTGGCTTTCCCATGCTCCAATACACCCTGGGGAACTGAGAGGTAAAAAGAACTTACATGGGCATACTCACTTTGAGCTAATGGGAGACCCTCGTTATATTAATGTTTGTGTCGAGTATGCAAAATCACCAGTACGCCTGGAAGACATCATGGGTGGTAAGTACACTTCACATGATAAAACTAGCTGGATGTTAAATGTCTGAGTATATAACCGAGGCTATTATTAAACGAATCATACAAGCGATAGCAATACTTATAATCATTTGTATTGCTATTGGCACGGGATTAGGCATTTTAATTAAAAGTTTTATTTGCTAAAATGCTTAAGTTTCTGTATAATTACTTTATAAATTGATGAGAAGGAATCAAAATGAACAAAGTTGATAAAGCTCTAGTTTTCGCAGCAGCAGATAAGTTTGAACAAGTTAAGGCAACTTTCCGAACCTTGTTCCAGTCTTACGTTCAAGATAAGTCTAATCCTATCTCTGAACGTTTGATGGTCTGGGAATGTTACGCAACTGATGCCCTATTAATGGCAGATTACAGAGGTGAGGCTGATGAAGAGATCGAAGAACTCTTTGCTGAAGAAGCCCCACGTTACCAGGCAGTTTATTTCCAAGATCTAGCTGAACGCATCATTCCTGATGATCTCTGGGACAAATACTACGGTGATCCTGAAGATGAAGGAATGACTCCAGAAGCCTGTATTGAGCTGATCTGCAAAGATCATCCTGAAATTGCAGAGAAATTTGAAAAAGTTTTTGCTTCTGAGTTCTCCGGCGTTGTTAACGATTGGTAAGTAATTAAAAAATTCAGTTGCTTTAAGCCTTAAAATTCTGTATAATAAGTTCATAAATTAATGAGAGAGGAAATTCTAATGGAAAACATGACTAAAAATGAAATGGCTAACGTTCTGGCAATTCTCCTCGACATGCAAGGATTTGAGGGGCAACTGATGAAAATGTCTATTCCGGCGATGAAGAAGATGTACGATTCTCTTAACAAGAACGCTATGGCCTTTAACTTAGCAAAACAAGAGACACGCTTTGCTAAGGAGCATCAAGCAGTGGCAGAACGCCGAGCAGCTAGCTTTGAGCGTGAAGTCAAGCAATTAAAGAAAAAATGCTAACACAAGAAAGATTAAAAGAGTTATTTGAATACCACCCGGAAACGGGCGAGTTTATAAGGAAAGTCAGTAGAGGACGAGGTAAAGCAGGTAGTATTGCTGGTAGTCCTGATAAGGATGGTTATATATTTATTGGAATAAATAGAAAAAGATACGCAGCCCATAGATTAGCCTTTTTGTACATGGAGGGGTATATTCCAAATCTAGTACACCACTTAAATAATATAAGAAAAGATAATAGGTGGTGTAATTTAAAAGATTGTACGTCCCAAGAGAATAATCGTAGCAAAATCGCTCAATCTAATTCGGGGTACTTAGGAATTACCTGGAAAAAAGATCGACAACAATGGAGAGTCCAGGTCAGAAGCGCCGAAAGTATTACAGTACACGGAGGTTACTTTAGATACCTAGATTTAGAGTTGGCAGTTCAAAGAGCTAATGAACTACGTTTAGAACTACATGGGCCTACCGCTGTTATAGAAACTTTTGATCATACAAAACCATTACCTACTTTAGAGGAATTAAATAAATGATTATAGAAATTCTCATTGGATTGCTAGTTCTTATGACACTAGCAGCGATTGGGGGGATTATTGGTATTGTAAGCATGCGAAAAAATATAGAGAGTATGCTTACTACTAATAGTGGACTTCACTGCCGCTTAATAGAACAAGAACAAGATATTGAACTAGCTCAGAGACGCTCAGATATTCTAAAAGAAAAACTAAACAATATCGAAGCAATTGCTGGGAATACAAAACTACCTAATAAAGTAATGCGTGCACAGATAATTACGGAGATTAAAAAATGATGATGTTTATTCTAGCGTTTTATCTAATTGTGGTTGGTGTACTGGTTACTAAGTACCACACATGGACGCCAAAGAATGTAGCTAAGGTAGCTTTATTTGTTATTCCAGTCCCACTTATTATCTTTTCTATGTTACTGGTGATGTTAATTGGTAAAATAACAAAAACTGATATTAAACGAATTGCGGATGAATTGCAACAGTCTTGTGATATGGTAGAGGATATTCTTAAAGATGAAGCTTAATTTTAATGAATTAAATACCTTACATGAGATATTACAGTTTGTGAATAATAATATTAGTATTCCAGATGATACACTAGAAGTTCTCATGTTAATCGAGAAAAAGGTAGGAATTGAAATTGAGGACTCTTGGAAACCACTTTCTGTATTAACACCACTTAATATGAAAGTGATAGTTAAAAATATTGATACTGGTGAAGAGTGTGAAATGATTCGTAAAGAACTAGCTGATAGCTATTCACCAAAGTCTGTAGTAATGTACCATGATGATACTGCTAAGACTCTACAGACAGCTAATTACGTATGGCGTCTCCCATGATTGATTTAGTACCAATTACTGCGGGGCTAATAGCACTATTAGTGCTTGCAGTTTTTATTATTGTGGAGCAGGCCAAAGTAATAAGGAGACTTAAAAACAATGATAAAACGTCTTGTTTATCAGGCACCAAAGATTGTAACTGAGTATTTTGTATTACTGCCTCAGATTGTATTTCTAACAGCATTATTTAATATACTTTTTCGACATCTAGGAATAACGGAAAATATCTTCTACACTTCTGAACTACTTCCTTTTATGTACGAAGGCATCATCGTGGCAATTAACGGAGTTCGTAAATGACAGCACTACAACAACTACAGAATTACTGGTTTGATAACCAATTTAACGATCTCTTTATCCAGTTATTTGTCGAAACGAACGGACGCTTCAACTACCGATTCTTTAATAAGTTTCACGAAACAAAATTCTCCCATACAGAAATTAATGCAGCAATTCAAGATCTAACGGGTTCTAAAGTAATTCAGTATCGTGAAGTAGACTTTACGCCGGATTGTTTTGGGTTTGAATTGTTTAAGAAAGCGTATAAATTTGGTAAGTTTGAGGATGCTCGTCAATGGGTTCACGATTTCTGGTATAATACCGATATTGTCCCTAGTCGTGTGCTGATTCTTAACTGGATTGCTAAACAACATCCACCTAAAGCTCAATCGTCCTTCTTACCAACTGACACAGGAAACCTTTACCATGACAGAAAAGAAAAATCCATTGCTGGAGCAGATGAAGGAGTGGGAGAGTAATATTGAATCTGGTCTAATAGATGGTGAAGATATTGTTAACTCTATGTTAGAAGTAACAATAGATAATATAAATCCTATTTTGGCTGGGGAAGCTTCTGATCTTATAGGACTTTCTAGTACTTTCGATTCTTTAGCTAAATTAGCTTTAGATGATGAAGAGATAACCAAAGAAGATCTCGCCTCAGCTATGAATATGGCTATTAACGCTTACATTGGCAAACGTACCGATGAACTCGACAAACAAATCAAAAAGCGTGATACAACATTAAATCTTATGGAAACGGCCACTATTTTAAGAAGTGGTAAACAACTTCATTAATTCTAGAGGCCAGGACTTAATTGTTCTGGCCTTTTGTGTTTCAAGGAACTTCAAATGCAAGTATATGTCCTTACTAGAGATATAAATGAGTATAATCAGGATGGTGAATATTTTGTAAAGGTATTCGCTGAAAAGCCAAGTAAACAACAATTATTAGATGCTGGAGTACCAGAAGACCAGGCTAAGTGTATATTACAAGATAAAGAGTTTACTGGGGATGCTTACGAATGTTTCTACCTTAGCTGTGAGAATATCTAATATGAGAGAAAAAGTAAATGAATTATTAATCGAGGAAGCTAACAACTTCCCAATAAATAGGTTTATCAAATCGGATGGATCTATTAATAGAACTAAGATTAAGCAGCTACATCCCGACTTTCAACAAGAAGCATTAAACCTTATATTTATCAAGAAAGCTGTTGCAGCTCATGGAGCTTTCTTTGGGTATGAGCGTGTAAATTATAAGACAATGCAACAGCAAGTTGAGATCTATTGCCCGGACCATGATGGTTATTACTGGCAAACTGCTAGATCTCATTTAGAAGGGCATGGTTGTCGACTGTGTGCACACAAGGTTGTGCAGCGTGTCACGGATTATGGAACTTATACCGTACCAGCATGTTATCATAAATTTGTAATTGACGATAATCATATAGTTTGGTATAATAAGTTTTCAAAGTTAAGAATGGAGATAAAATAATGGAAACTCTTTTTCTTTTAATGCTCGTAGGTTCCTTGCTAATTATACTAGCACTTCTATTTATTAGCAATCTTCTTAATAAAGAGAACCTAGAGTTAAAGTGTGAAAACCAAATCCTTAATCGTGAACTTGAACAATATAATCTAGCAGCTCATAAGCTATTAGACAAACTGGAGAATAAATAATGTTTACACAACAACCTATTCAAGTAGTACCAGATCATGAACTGAACACATGGGATTATAGCTTTAAAGATTTAACTGCTACTGTACAATTCAAATCTATGAAGCTAACATTTGCACACAATGACCTTAGAGCATGTAAAGATCTTGAGGATAAGCTCGAAGATGCTCGTAAGATTTTTGGCAAGGCTCGCATCCCGGCTGATAATCTAATTAACGCATTAATCGATGCAGGGTACAAACTTGTGAAGACCGAGGTGAATCGCCCCAGTACTCCAGTGACTATTAGAGATCCGTGGCAGTCAGGGACAATCTCAATGCTGAATAACTCCGATAAAAGATTAATGTCGGATATGCACAATGTTCCTTGTGGGGGTGTGGTAAGTAGTACGCAGTCATATAAGTTTGGTGAAGACTACGGCCCTTCTGTACAGCTGAAACATACTCAAGAAGCTTTTGAATCTGATATGCGAAGCGTAGCACCTGCGGATGCTGGAGTTTCTAGGAGTTCTGTTTGTACTATTCATTTTAATAATCCTAGTAAGCATGGAAGCTTAGAAGATGCTATTATGGAGGCGTTGGGAGCTGTTATCGACGAGGATAAGAGAGGTAGCTAATCCTCTAATACATGAGCCTCTACGGAGGCTCTAAAATAAAAAGAAGGTCATCCAGACCTTAAAAATGAGAGATAAATAATGTATAACTTTAAAGATAAACTAAGACAAAATGCTGGCAAAGTAAAGGCAAAGGAGAATAATAGTGTTCCTAATGCTAAAGTACTTCCGTTTCCTGAACTAACCCAAGAAGAAAAAGATAAACTAGCATTTATGTTCGATGCACTTATAGGGTTAAGTGGACGACTGTACTCCACCCTTAGTCTTAATGAGAAACGTCTAGTAGAGATGTTTTGTAAACGTTACCCAGTTACTTCAAAGGGCAATGCCCATAAAGAAGGTGAAAAAGCATTCACAGTCTTAAAAATCAGTGCATATGCACATCGTTTCTTAGTTTATGGATTACAGATGGAATACTTCACCATTCCACCATTTAAGTCATTTCACATTTTTGAAGATGAACGAATGAATATTGACGATCTCTATGGGGATACGTACAAATATTCAGGAAGTCCATTCCATGATGCATTAAGAAGCTATCCTACTAGTTATCTACCAGTTAGAGCATCACAAGGTAAAGCTAGCATCTTTGCTGTATACTCAGGATCTAAAGCATCTGATCTAGAAACTTATATATTTAAAGAGCGTAAATCTGTGCTTCCAGATGAAGCATTATATAATAATCCGTTGCTTCCAGAAAAAGAACCAGAGAAAATTGATGTAACCCCACCAATCCCATCTGATTCTCCTTATCTGAAATTTGAAAACCATGTTGGATGGGTTCTAGAAATGGGTGTAGCTTCACCGCTTGCTGCAGCATTCATCAATAGGTATCTAGAAATTCCTGACGAGTTCCACTCACGTTATAATACGAATATTCAGATTACAGATGAATTAATAGCCATTGCAAAAGGTACACCTACGGACACTGAGGCGTATCAAAAAGCATACCAAGAGTTACTGTAAGATCCTGCAAGTCTCGGTGCACAATACCTGTACCGAGACTCAAATACAAACTCTCGTTGACAGATAGCTAAATGTATGTTATCATAACTCTATGAGTTAATAGAATTAACCATTTAGAGTTGCCACACAGAAGGTGTGGTGGTTCAGTAATTTAAAATTACTAACTTGTAGCGGAGGATACGGAGCGACAGGACAAGTTAATAAGTAATTTAATATAAATTGCTAGAAACATCACGAGACCTTCTGGCGGGGGCAAAGCTCTATATGAGAACCCTGGGGGATCTTATATTTAAAATAAAAGTAAAACTTTTGACCACATAATTTACATTCAAGATGATACACCTGTTGCCGCTCATCTGCTAGGATGGCACAACACTTTCCTAGAAACTCCAGAGTTCTCACGAAATACTCACGAGATATCACACTTCTAGTGGGCGGTTCTCCTAAGTTTCTAGGAACATATACTAGGCGGTTTAATACAGGGCGGTTATGGGGAGGGCGGTTATTTCTAGACAACATTTTTTGAAAACACATTTCTGGATTTTACTGTCGGATTTGCACATTGTGTTTCTAGAAATTTATGGTCGGATTTGCACAATTGCCTAAGTTTTCATGGACACATAATCTCTTGAAAATGGCAGCATTATTTCGGGCCGAAGGCCCATGATTGCCTGAGTTTTTAGAGCCACAAGAATTTTCACTTGTCAAGCTATTTTGCCCCATTTAGCTAATAAAATTTTACTTTATCTCCACTAATCTCAAATTAACCCAAATCTTCTCAACTCTTCCCCAAAATCCCCGCAAATCGGGTGCCCCCGCACCAAACATGCGCCTCTCTAGCTTCTCCCCTAATTTTCCCTCGCTCTCTCAACTTCTCCCCAAACCCACACAATCACACACCCTCCAATCGAAGTCACAAAAATCTTGTCGGATTCGCACAAATAAACTCATGTCGGATTTGCACATATTCTAGTTAATTCCACAGGATTGATGCGCAGCATCGGATTGCTGGAGTTTTTGGAAAAATTCATTGTCGGATTCGCACACTATAAAAATTTTTCGGGTCGGATTTGCACACTACCAAAAATCCTGTCGGATTTGCACATACGCCCGCACGTAACACCCGTGGAGCAATGTCGGTTTTGCACAAAAGCGCAGAGCAATTGCTCTGCGCTAAATACGAATGATAATAAGAATCATTCTCATTTAAAAAGCGGAATGCGAATGATAATAATTCGCATTTAGAAAGTGGAATGAGAATCAATCTCATTTAAAAAGTGGAATGATTATCGTTTAGATAGTGGAATGATTCTTATTTAGATAGTGGAATGATTATTATTCAGGAAGTGGAATGATTATCGTTTAGATAGTGGAATGATTCTTATTCAGGAAGTGGAATGCAAATGATAATGATTCGCATTTAAGAACGGAAGTGAGAAACACTATTATTTAAGTTATCCCCAGACTTATCAACAGCACGATTTGACTTGACAAAATCCTAGCCGTTTTGAAGCGTTATCAACAGACTTATCCACAGCTTATCCTACTGGATAAATATACAGTATTCCTACGCAGTGAATAATTCTAATATACCGCTAAAACGCCCTCAAACGCATTCTAACGCGTTTAATTTTGGTGGGGATACTAAAACAAGGGCAAAATTGGAGGAGGCTTGAAAATTAGTTAGCTCGCTAACGATCACACAAGGCGACACGTAACACCCTAACCATTAGCAGGCTAACCATCGCGGGCGCGGTCAAATGAGAATCATTCTCATTTGAGAATTGGGGGCACTTCCTGATAGTTGCGCCCCGTGATTATTAGTCCGGTAGTCGGTGCGTGATCTTTTCCTCCTCCCCATATGAATCCACCAAATACTGATAATAACCATCGTGATCATAAATCACTTTATCATATTCCCCACGCTCGACCGCTTGTCGGTTTTCCGGCGTATCGGGCACGTAAAAAACATCAACCGTTGTGCTGGTTTTGGTTACAATAATTTTATTGCTCATAATAACGCTCCGTTGTTAATTACTTGCGTAAATATACGCTTGCTAGTAGTCCGGCTAGAAAGCCCGCTGATACACCAAATGCAGCCACACCGGGAACACTAGCACCATGAGCATATAAAGCCCAGCAAATTACATAAGGCAACAAAGGAAACATGCCAGCTATTAAAAACTTTTTCATTGTGCCACCTTTCGAAACGCTGTTTCAATACTATCCGCAGTGGATTGAATATACGCGCCTTTCATTATCAGGCGCTCGGTGCATACCTTGCGGAAAATATTAATAAAATCCTCTTCATTTTCCGCAATTAATGCTTCACCCATAACTTGAACGTCACAAGATGCAAAGGTCAAAAATTGAAATGCTAGTTCACGGGCAACGACCGCATTAATTTTATAATGTGCCTTGCCCTCATAAATATTAATAACGCCCTTATAAGCTGGCGAAAGCTGATTTAAATAGTTTGCTAACAATGCCGGGCGGCAATTAGCAACAAAACGATTGCCTTCATAAATAACCATTTTATAACACCCCACGAAACGCAGCGTAAAAGGTGGCAAAGTGTTTAACCGTTTCAGCGATCACGTTGCCGCGCTTGTCAAATTTTTTCTCGGTAACACGAAAGGCATTTTTGTTACGTGCTACATATTCGATTTTACAATCAAGACGCTCGAACGTGTTAGCATCCACCAGCTTAAAGCCTTTCGAACGTGCAAGAGAAACGTTGCGGATCATTTTTATTCTCCTTTACTAGTCATGCAGCCTAGCAGATAAGAAAATACAGCAATGCCAGCGCCAATAGTAACCATTGGTTTTGTATTTACCAAACCGCAATAGGAATCCTGAATACCATACGCGGTGGCGAAAAGGGTCAAAATAGCGCCCAAGATACCTGCTAGAACAGCTCGAAAAATAACCATTTGTACTACTCCCCTAGTTAGTGGGGCGAAAGTAACGCCCCGTTATTAATTACATTAAAACAATTTTTGCCGCTTGTTTTTTGGTACAGTGTTCCGCTTTCAGGGTATCCAGCAAAAAGCCCGCCGTTTGCTGATCGATTTGATCATTATCATAAAGCGCCTGAATGGTAGTGTAAGTTTTAGCAATGCCGTATTCTTGCACCATTTCTTGAATAATCCAGCGATTAGATACCCAGCCTTTCCCAGTGAAAAGAGCGTCAGAAGAAGAATAAGCAACCATTTTAAGCCTCCAAATTTTTGGGAAAATTTTCAACCGTCCTCAAACGGTGTAAAGGCATTATAGCAAAAAAGGCCACCATAAAAGGCGACCTTTACAAAACTTTACATTAGACTACTTGTAAGGCTTCAACATTGAAACATCGTTTCAATTCGTCATGCAAAACGGCGTATTCATCCCATCGGGTACTATCAGGGATATAAACAAGCTGTTTTAATCGGTTTGCATATATTACCGCTTTGTTATCAATTATCTCGACGCCACCGTGTTTAATAATTAATTTCATGACGGAATTAATAGGATCGCCGCCGTTTACATATGTGCCGGATTTACTTAATTGATAATGATAAAGGCTCGCATATACGTTTTCATTTTCATACCATTCGCCAGTTTCCTCGTCTTCATAGCCATCGCTACCAAAACGAGAAGCATTATCAATAGCCATTTCCTGAGCGAAAGCGTCTAGATCCGTACCAGCAGGAACAAAATATTCCTCGGTATTCCCTTCCCCGCAATAGCCAGTATGACAATCGACTAAAATGATCATATCATGTTTTGCCGTGCTCACTTCTCCCAGTGAGAAGCCATATTTTTCTTCAGCCATTAATTAGCCTCCTATTAATTAGCGGGAAAATAAAACTGATTGCCTGTTTCATATTGGTCATTGTCTAAGAATACAACCTCATCCGTGATTACTTCCGATTCTGATACTCCTATTAATAACTCACCTTTAAAAACGCAAAGTTTTCCATGACCTAAATCACGAAAGGCATGGAATCCGTTTGCGCTTTCTGCATGTTGCCATACATAGGGGTAACCTGCTTTTTTCCATGAATCGGCAGTGTCTACTACTTCCGAAGAATAATTAATGTGAGGGTAGTCATCGCGCTGGATTCTACCCCGCAATTGTTCTAGCATTTTTTTGTTAAGCTGCATAATTAGCCTCCTATTAATTAACAAGGGAATAGTAAAGCGGGGATTGTTACCCCGCTAGTTATTATTACTCGCTTTCGGTGTTAGTGGTGAAAGTAGAAATATCGATACCTTTTACCATTTCATCAATCATCTCAGCGATGTTAAAACTTTGCACCATTTCCAACATCGCCGCTTCCATAGCCGCCCCTGCTACCGCTTTCGCTTTCTGGTTACTCGGGGCGTACTGGTCAACCGCTACACTCAGCAGGTTAGCGATCACTACACGACCAATCGGCGTATCAATATAGCCTTTGATCATGAACGGTGCTTTTTTAGCCGCTACTTTCGTAATTTGAGTCAGTGCAATTTTACCCGCTTCCAGTTTTGCAGCGTTTACAACGGCAGACTTATTGGCGGCAACGATGTTAGCGATCTTGGTCATGGCATTTTTTCCTTTGTTTTCAGTAGTTTGAGTGTGAACGCTTTTAGTGTTAGAATTTACAGCATGTTTTTCTATACTGTCAATACTTTCTTCCCTTTCGAAAGAAAATCCGGCGTCAACAATATCGCCTTCATATACCCGATTATATAACTCCGACGGTAGCAAAAAATTACCGTTATCATCAAAGGCCATTATAGCCGCAAAACGATACCCATCAGAATCCGACCGATTCCAGCCAACTGATAAATAACGCCAAAATGAATCAAGAAAATTTTCTACGTCATAAAGATCATTATCATTGGCTTCATAGTTTTCTATTGAAAAAACTTCTAAGCCCGCCCCAGTATCATAGGCTTTTACTGTGTTGCCTTTTACGACTATGAAATCAGTATCCGGCCCCCTACTAGTAAGTAATTGATAATCCTGATTATATAAAACAAGCGTTGCCCCTTGCTTATATAACGGTAGAAAACTATTCATATTGTAAGCATCATAATCATCAAAAAAGTTTTGATGAATAGTTTCAATATTGAAAACAAAATGTTTAATGCTGGTTGTTCTGCTACCGTCCAGCAGGTTACGCAGCGCACCTTTTAAGACGGTTGCGTTATCTGGTTTATATAGCCGCATTTGTTGGCCTCCCTCGTTAATCGGTGAGTGAATGATAAGGGTAATTTTCTAGCATAGGCAAAGATTATTTTACTTTTTTATTTTCCTTGCCTAACACCTAGTTTTATGCTAACCGCGCAGCGGTGTAGTAAAGAGCAAGACACGGCGAAGCCACCAGGCCGACGGGTGAAGGCTTTACTTTAATACTACCCCGCAGCGTTTAGCTCGTTAGAAAGCGTTTTAGGCCGCTTAAAATTGATTGCAGTTGTTAACACTACCTTTTTACCCTGTATATTTATACAGTGGAATAACCTGTGGATAAGTCTGTGTAAAAGCCCTCATATCGCCGCCTATTGTGTCAAATTATTTTACAAAATGTATAAGGCTGTGGGTAACTTAAATGATAGTGGTTCTCACTAACTAATTTATACAGTTATTATATAATAAAATATAGTTAGTTGGCTAATAGGTTTTTAGAGTGATTATGAGTCTGCTAATTAAACCTGAAAAACTCATTAGCTAGTCTGCTAATTGTTTTGATATAATATAATAGAGATTAAATTAATAACATAAGGAAACTATAACAATGGGTAAATATAAAGATATAGATTATGATCTTTTTAATAGTTACTTTTATTATGATGAAACAGCGTTATCATTTTTACGTTGGCGGGAAGATCACGCCGTCGCAGGTGGTTTAAATGGTAATTATTGGCAAGTTGAACTATTAGGCATGGGACAGTTAAAAGTACATAGAATTATCTTTTGTATAATGAATGGCGGTATAGATAGCGAGCTAATGATTGATCATATCGATCGTAACACTCGTAATAATAACATCTGGAATCTTCGCGCGGTTGATAGTTCGCAGAATAATTATAATCGTACTCCTAGTGAGTATGAAAACTGTAAGCGTGCTAATGGTATCCCTAAAAACATTTACGTTAATAAAGTTCGCCCCCGTGATAGTTACGGGCGTGACTATTTGACTGCTCAAATTAAGAATCCTATTACTAACAAGCGTGTTAGTAAGTCAGGTTATGATTTACAAGAGTTATTATTATGGCTTGAAACTAAAAAAGCTGAATTTGGAATTGTCAATTAATTAATTTAATAAATTAAGTCATTTGGTCTTGATTTTTAAAAGTCAAGACCTTTTCCAACTATTTTTCAATTTTGCGTTTGTTAATGATTTGTTAAGTCGAAAATAAGCGGCCTGAAACGCCCCAGAACGCAGTAAAGTTTTTAGCCATCCAATCATAAGGGGCCACGTCGTTTATCGTCGCCACGAGCTTTTTAGATTTTGTCAAGTAGGGCAAAGCAAATATAAATGAAAAAATTACTTGCTTATCTGCTGTGTTTTGTGGTATTCGCGCGCCCGTTTCTTTTAATTTTAGGCCGTCGCGCCCAGATCGCCGCACGGTGTCCGGTGGATTTTGTCTTTACATTTCTTTACAAATATAAGGTTGCGCCTTTTTCGTTGTTTGTTATTATTTATCTCGTAGGGCGGCAATGACGAACTACACGGCGGGGAGTTTACCGCCGCGCTCTTTAAAAATTGGGTATATCTTAAAAGCCTATCGGCGGTAAACTTATTCATTATAAGGAATCGACGATATGCAAACAATATATAACGATCATCCAGCTACCCACGACACGATCGAAAAGATCGAGCAATGGGTAAAAGCGGCAAACGAATATCATGCCACCTATTCAGAAGCAGTAATAATCTGCAATGATGGCAAAGGTTTATACGCTTTGGAGGATCTCAAATAATGCAAACTCTATTGATCACTGGTAAACCTAGCAAGGCACTGGATAGCGAAACTAAAAAATTATTGACAGTAGCGCAAAGATCGGTAAAATACCGCTTCACGCAGTACAAGAAAGGGCGCCAGCAAGGTTTAGAAATGATCTGGCGTAATATTATGATTGACCTGAAGGAAAATCATAAAAAACTGCAAAAAATAGTTTGACAACCTAGCCGATGGGCTTTTAAGATATACCCAGTTCGAAAAGAGCGATAACTTGATACAATTTGACGGTCGGCACTTACCATAATGTGTCTCGCCCCCTAACTGGGATATAGCGGCCCGCGTGGAGTTCTTTAATTTGATTTTATAATGGCGAGCGGATTTTTTCTTATTACCTGTTATTTTCTAGCAGGTAATGCGGAACAATCCACTGAATAAACTGGAGTCTATATTATGCAAAACGTTATTACCACGCCTAAAATTGGTCAATCCGTTTTTATTCCTTTCGTTACTAAAACGGATGAATTAACCGGAAAGGCCGAACGTATTAAAGGCGCGGCGCTTATGCCGTTCGATACAATCGACGCGGTATACGCTGAAACAGAACGCAGTAACAACGGCAAAACCGTTTATAACGTTCGCGTTAAATCAGGCGATGTTGTAAAGGTTGTTCAACGCAACGAAAAATGGGAAGCTGTATTATAAATTAGTGTTAACTTTATACCCTCCTAGAATAAGGAGGGTTATAACGATTAACATTAGTTAATCTAATCCCTTAAATTAAATTAATTGGAGTTTTTACCATGACTAACGCAAAAACCGCAAAATTCACTTGGAATGAAGACAACACCCAAAAAGCTGTTACCCTGTATCAGCAGTTAATCAACGAAAACGGTTTAGAATTTGCAAATAGCGACGGCCTGAAAGAGATTGCAAAGGCAGTGGGCGCGACTTCTCCCGTATCCGTTCGCTCAAAATTGACCAGCGCGAAAGCCTATCAAAAAAGCGATAAGCCGCGCAAAGTTGGCGGCGGCAGTTCAATCCGCAAGGCTCATTATGTGCGAGTAATTGCAAAACACGCTATTGATTCCGGCATTATCAAAGACGCCGATGATCTGGCAAGCCTTGAAAGCGCGAAACTGGAAACGCTGGACGCCGTGGCGCAGTTGTTAGGCGTTGCCGATGAAGTAAAACAGGCCGCAGGTGAATAAATTTAACTAGTGGGGATTATTCCCCACTATAATTTCCCTTTAACTGGAGTTATTAAAATGATCTTTTACCCTACTGAATCGCTGATTCTAGGACTATTTATTATGGCGGCCTCGTTATTGTTCGCATATTTTCAAAATGACTTAGATTCGTATTATTTTAAACGCAAATCTAAGTTAGCGAAGCGTTTAGGTCTGATTTGTTTTATTGCCGCCGTTGTTTGTGGTGTTAGTTCTAGCCTTATGCCTTTAAATTAATGTTGCAAATTATAACGCCTATTATTCAAGGCGTTATATCTGGCAATATTGCCAATAACAAACGTTTTTTATCCCTTTAATGGAGTTTATTACTATGATTTTTTCCGCAGAAAAACAAACCGCTATCCTGAAACTAGCCGCTGACTTTAATTTCTATGGTAAACGTCTGCGCGCTACTAAATTGGAGGTCTGCGACGATATATCAAAAGCGGTTTACGATACTGCAAAACATTCAACCGCTATCTGCGACTGGCTGGAAGCAAATAAACCAGCTAAACCGAAAGCGGCGAAAGCGGTAAAAGCCATTAAAAACGATGAGCGCCCCGAAGCGGCTGGAATTGTTTCTAGTACCGTGGAACAGTGGGAAGTAAAACAAGGCAAACGCTTTATTATTACATCGATTCAGAATAATACTTTCCCGCATAAAAACTTTTTGTCCTCGCTTGAACAATATGCCAAATTTATCGGCGCTGATTTGCTTGTTTCTAAGTATATTTATAATAAAAACGGATTCCAAAATGGGGAAGGTGCTGACGGAATCAAATATGATTCCGCTTTTGATAAGTATATTTGCAGCAAAAACGTGTTTTTAAATAACCGCCGTTTTGCTTTCATGGCTGAAATTAATGTTTTGCCAACCGCAGATTATCCGCTTTCTGGATTTGCAGAAACTGCAACGGCTTTAAATATCGAGGGTCTGGCAATTGGTCACGCTAAAATCACCGCCGAAAGCGTCCCAGCTTTAAAAGGTGAAGTGGTGCGCCGCATGTATTCAACCGGAACGGCAACACTCAAAAACTACATTCAGCAGAAAGCAGGACAGAAAGCGGAAGCACTTCATAACTTTGGTGCGCTGATTGTCGAGTTCGATGAGGACGGTGAATTTTTTGTTCGCCAGCTTGAAACAATGGATGAAAGCGGGGTGTTTTATGATCTGAATGTTTGCGCTACTCCCGCCGGATGCTATGAAACATCGGGGCATGTTTTAGGCTTACAGTATGGTGACATTCACGCCGAAAAATTAGATGAGGAGTGCGCCGCAGCGTCATGGGCTGGCGACAATAGTTTGCTTGATATTCTCAAGCCTAAATATCAGTTTATCCATGACGTGCATGATTTTACATCGCGCAATCATCATAACCGCGCTTCCGGTGTATTTCTAGCGAAACAGTATGCAGCCGGACGGGATAAGGTTATTGATGATCTTATCGATACCGGGCGCGTGCTGGAATCGATGGAGCGTGATTTTAGTCAAACGATCATTGTTGAATCGAATCACGATTTGGCGCTATCTCGTTGGCTTGATGATCGTAATGCTAACATTAAAGACGACCCAGCCAATGCGGAACTATATCACCGCCTTAATGCTGCAATTTACGCGGCAATCGGTAATCATGACGATACTTTCAACGTGCTAGATTATGCGCTGCGTAGCGTCGCAGGTTGCGAGTTTAACGCGATTTTCCTAACGACTGATCAATCATTCAAAATTGCAGGCATTGAGTGTGGTGTACACGGTCATAACGGCATAAACGGCAGCCGTGGCAATCCTAAGCAGTTTAAGAAATTGGGCAAGTTAAACACCGGACACACTCACACCGCTAGCATTTATGGCGGCGTTTATACCGCTGGCGTAGCTGGTAGTCTGGATATGGGTTACAACGTTGGCGCGTCAAGCTGGACGCAAACGCATTTAATTACATACGCCAACGGGCAACGCACTTTGATTGACTTTAAAAACGGCAAATTTTTCGCATAATTAAATTTATAAGCTGGAAATACTTCCAGCTTATGCCCCTTATTAAATTAATTGGAGTTTATAAATATGAAAAAGCAAAATATTCCATTCGATCGCGCTCAATCCTCAATCGTTCTGGTTTATTCTAATGGTGAGCGGTATCACGTTGAGGCCGGTCACGTTGTTGATGATTTAATCGAATTTAATGAGGCGCTACAGATCACGACTTTCGCCTATACGCAAGGCCGCGCAAGTAGTTACATCAAGGCCGCAGGCGTTTATGTTGATACGGTGAAACAAGAAACGATTATCATTGACGCCGTGAAAGCTGGCCTTGCGTTTGCAGTTGTCGCGCCTTGTCCGGCTTGCTTTGATGATCAGCTATCAAGCGCAAAGGTGTATATCTGCGCGGGTATTCGTTCCCATATATCCGGCGAAGATATTAGTTTTATCGCCGATGCTTTGGCTTATGGTCTTTGATAGTTGATTTATTATTGCCCGCTTATAAATAGCGGGCAGTGCTGGATAAACTACATCCCTTTAATGGAGAACGTAACAAATGAATAAAGCTATTATGAATATTTCCCGTAATTTCCCGCATATTTCCCGCGTCATGATTTGGGATCTGGACGGCACTATCATTAATTCTTTCCATCGTGTAGCGCCTTGCTTTGATAGCGACGGGAATTTAAATTTAAATAAGTATAAAAATGAAGCGTGTAAACATGATTTAATAATGCAAGACACCTTATTACCTTTGGTGGAATATATGCGCCAATGTATGAATGACTCAAATACTTTAAACATTATTTGCACCGCTCGGCTGATGAGCAAGTCGGATTATTATTATTTGCGCAAACAAGGATTGCGCGGGCGTGGTGATAGTAATATCCGTGTATTTTCCCGCGATACACTGCATAAATATTTTGAGGCTGATAAGGTTAGCGAGATATACCACAGCAAGGACGCAGTATACAAAAGTTATTACTTTGAATTATTTAAACAGCTATATCCGAACGCTGATTTTACAATGATTGATGATCATAAAGGTGTATTATCAGCGGCTGCGTCATATGGATTTAAAACGCTAGATGCGCAAGCCGTTAATGATATTCTATCAATCGGCGTGGCATTGATAGGCGGAACCTTTATTGATGAATCCCTCGAGGATGATAATGATTATCAGTTCCTAGCCGATCGTTTGAAATTATGTTGGGAAAGTATGACCGAGGAAGAACGCGCAGAATATAGTTGCAGCCCGCAACAATATATTGAGAAATTAAAAGTTGCGTAATAATTAAAGTTGACATAGTTTCATCCTGTAATTAAAATGGTTACAGGATGAAACAGTTAGCAAGGTAATAGTAACGGGGGTGGCGGTTAGCAGACTAAGTATTCTCCCCCAACCCACTGGGCACACCTCCATGTGTAATCTTATGAAATTTGGCAAAAGTCAAATTAGCGCATAGAAGGGTCATCAAACCTGTGTTCTGGCCTGAACTCACGGAATCTCTTCCGCGACGCCCGAGATCCATCCGACCACTCTCGCTCAAACTCCGCACGTTTCTCGTCAAACTTCCGCTCCCTTTCCGCAATCTCCCGCGTCACTCCCGCAATATATTTACGATGCTTGTTGATTGCCGCAGTCGTCCCGAAAACTCCCGCGAGTATCCCGATAATAAAAGCAATTATAATACTAAACATTATTTATATTCCCGCAGCTTACGTTCAATACGAGCTAAGTGGTTATCCAAGACACATTGCCCTAGAATTACAATAATTAGTAAAACAATAATTACTACTCCCATTAAATCCACCCCGCCATAGCTGCTAACCAAAAACCTACGAAAATAAAGAATAAGATAGTTCCGAACCCAAAACTATTTATCCAGCTATCATACACTTCTCCGCGTCTGCTCTTTCTTTTATTTGACATAACTTTCGTGCCCCGTAAATGTTGTATTTGGAATATTTTATAGTTTGTGCATAACCAACCATACTCGTGACTTCCTAGAAGGACTTCTACTTTTCTTGCATAGTGGTTTCTGCCAATATACCATCCAAAAAATAAAAAATTTAGTTTACTTGGATGTCTTTTTGCTTTATACTAATTACAGGTAGTTAGATTGCTCTAGTTTAAATTTACAATCACCATATTTAAGGTCAAACTGACTGAGATCCCACCACCCAAACTTAGTACGGAGCTGTACTACTGGGAAGCGATCTCCCTTAATACGAACTTTTTGAATCTTGAGACCGTAATGTTCTTCTCCCGCACCACCAAAAGATTTTACAAATCCAGTACAAAATGGTTTGGGAGCAGGTGCACAACCAGATAACATAACTGCGGCAACTAGTGCAATCACAAACTTTTTCATATTTATCTCTCCATTTCTAATTTATGAATCTATTATAGCAAAATAGAGGGATGAAAGCAAATACATTTTTATAATAGGAGATTATATGGGTTTTTTCGCTGGAAAATATAGCGATGGTAAGACCGTACTATCTTTAAATACTGAATCTGGGGGTGACATTAATCGTCACTATAGTCCAAATGCCAATAGTATTTTTCATAGTGATATGCCATTTGTCCTAGTTGATGGTACTTATGAGGCCGGGTTAGGAAATGCTGGAAATGGGTTTTTTGTATGTCAGATGCCCTCTGACATAATAAATATTAAATCCAATGACCCAGGTAGAGTTATACTAACTGCTATTGAGATTAATGGTACTCATAGGGCTTTTCTTAATGGTACTCAGAGTAAAGTAGGTCAAACTATAGTTGCCACTCAAGCAGATCCTTTTAGATCTTTTGCTAGCGTTTCCCAAACTAGTGGATTTGCATTTGGTAATAGCCTGGCATCTGGCACATATAACTATAACCCATCTATAGGGCATGAAGAATCTATCTCTAGAAATGGTACTGGTGGGACCACCCTACATAGTACTTATCATGGTATAGTTAGGCCAGGTGCAGGAGCTCCAGTAGGTATTACTGTTGCAGAAGCTTTTGCACAGCTGGGTTTTCCTACTAATAGTAGTACAGTACCTATAGATGGTAATAATCCATATTACTGGGATCCGGGATGGATGTCTCCTTTAGGATCAGCACACAGAGGACACGATTGGTTCTATGTTTGTAGCTCTAACATACGTGGGTATGGCGGGGTAAGACAAGGTCTTCCTGGTAGCGTAAATACTATGTACCACGATGGAGGTAACAGATTTGTTTGTAGGGGTTCTACAACTAATTTAGCTAATCAATCTGGTAATGCTACAATATTACAGGATTGGTATAACATAACTCCTACTAAGGTTATTTGGTATGTACTTAATCTGAGGTATTCTAATGGTAATATGGGTATCTCTGGTAATCCTTTTACTGGTTCAGATATTCTTATCTCCCCCTCTAATTTTACTATAAAAGGGGTTAGTTTACCGAATACTGGATATAAGTTTATTAACCAGAATGCTTTTGGTAACTTAGGCTATAGGCCAGATATGGAATACGTCGGAAATAACGCAGCGTACACTGGAGCCTTTGGAGATACCACTGCAAGGTGCGAACTTGTAGGCTCTAGTAATGGAAGTTTATGGTCTCCCGTAGACTATGGAGGGGCTAAGTCTCAAATTAGTATTTACAAATTCGGAGCGGGTAAGCAATGGTACGTAAACTCAAGTAATAATACTATTGGTAATGAACATGGTGTTGTTTGGGGGCCTTCTTCAGTTCCTCTGAGACTTTTTAGTGGAAATGTTGGTAGTTCTTACATGGGGGATGATATTACCCCTTACTACCCCGGAACTGGAGACAGATACGTGGCTCTATCTACTATTGGACTAGGAATTCCAGGAGGTAATGCTACCGTTATTCTTACTACTGAAGTTATATCTGGTAATCTTAATTGTGCTGGTGTTCCGGCTAATACATGGAATAACGGTGTATTTCAGGTGCAGGGAAGAAGGGCTTATAGCTATAGTAATGGAGATGCAATATTCCACCAGATTTTAACATTACCTGTAGGTTACTTAGTACCATTTCATACTACATCTGCATTTAGATACACACCTAATAATGCACTAAGTAGAAATAGTTTCACATATACAGTTAAAAATCTAGGAAATGGAAATGTAGAGTTAGGGGTAGTTATGCACGTAAGTTTAGGTAGTGCGGTTTTCCTACCTAGATTAAGAGTAACAGTTCAACGCCTTACCTAAAGGAGGAAATATGGCAAATGATGTATTAGTACCAGATCTTATGTCCCCTGAAGGGATGGATGTGATTGAAGCTTATTTACAGTGCGGCAGCGATGTGCCTTCTGCCGCACGTAGTCTTGGGATGTCCGAAATTGCTTTTCGAGATATTATGAATCGTAGTGAAGTTAAGAACTACTTAAATGATATTTTTATGGAGAGTGGTTTCCGTAACAGAGATCGTTTATTTGGTGTTCTGGATGAAGTTATCAAGCGTAAACTAGAGGAGCTAGAAGAAACCGGCATGGGTTCTGACCAGGATATTATGGATATTCTCTGGAAGGCACACAAGATGAAGATGGAAGAAATGAAAATGATGGTAGAACTGGAGAAAGTGAAGGCAGCAGCCCGTACTCCAGCCAATCAGACCAACATCCAGAATAATATTATTGCTGGAGCTGGGGATCAAAACTACATGGACTTAATTACTTCCCTAGCTACTGGAGGTAAGAAGTAATGGAAGTATCAAGACCCTACGTTAATACAGTAGATGTTATTGATTTCGGAATAGACAAACGTTTCTTTCGTCTACCGGTTTCAGGAATACTAGCGCAAGAAGGTATTACACCTAATGGTCCTCAAATAGCAATTATTAATGCTTTAGAGGACCCTAGACATCGTTTTGTAACGGCGTGTGTGTCACGTCGTGTAGGCAAATCCTTTATAGCATATACACTTGGGTTCCTAAAATTGCTGGAACCTAATGTGAAGGTGCTAGTAGTTGCCCCTAACTACTCACTGGCCAATATCGGATGGTCTCAGATTCGTGGTCTTATTAAGAAGTATGGGTTGCAAACTGAACGTGAGAATGCTAAAGATAAAGAGATTGAGTTAGCTAATGGTTCTCTATTTAAACTAGCTTCTGCGGCTCAGGCGGACTCCGCAGTTGGACGTTCATATGATTTTATCATCTTTGACGAGGCGGCAATTTCCGATGTGGGTGGTGATGCCTTTAGGGTTCAGCTGCGCCCTACTCTAGATAAACCTAATTCTAAGGCTCTATTTATCTCTACTCCTCGTGGTGGTAACTGGTTTAAAGAGTTTTATGCCTATGGATTTGATGATACATTACCTAACTGGGTGTCTATTCATGGTACATATCGTGATAATCCACGTGCTGACCTGAATGACATCGAAGAAGCACGTCGTACTGTTAGTAAAAACTACTTCCGTCAGGAATATGAGGCTGACTTCTCTGTATTCGAAGGTCAGATCTTTGATACCTTTAATGCTATCGATCATGTTAAAGACCTTAAAGGTATGCGTCACTTCTTTAAAGATGATGAAGCATTCGAAACATTGCTTGGCATTGACGTTGGTTATCGTGATCCTACAGCAGTTCTTACTATCAAGTATCATTATGATACAGATACTTACTATGTATTAGAAGAGTACCAGCAGGCAGAGAAAACTACAGCTCAGCATGCTGCGTATATTCAGCACTGTATAGATCGTTATAACGTAGATCGTATCTTCGTTGATTCCGCGGCAGCTCAGTTCCGCCAGGACTTAGCTTACGAACATGAAATTGCATCAGCTCCAGCTAAAAAATCTGTCCTAGATGGATTAGCATGTTTACAAGCACTATTCCAACAGGGTAAGATTATTGTAGACGCTTCATGCTCTTCATTAATCCATGCATTGCAGAACTACAAGTGGGATTTCCAAGAAGGCGAAGAGAAATTATCACGTGAAAAACCACGTCATGATGCTAACTCTCACCTTTGTGATGCTCTGCGCTATGGAATTTACTCTATTTCCCGTGGTAAATAAATAAGTATAGGATGGGATACTACTCAGTTGGTATCCCATTCCTGCATTTTAAAATCCCCTTTACAAATTCGATACGATTATGTATACTATATTCATACAGTTGAGGAGAACACTATGGCAAGCAATGTAAAATATAAACGCGATGCTATATCCCTTATGAGAGACGGAATAAAAAGTCAATATAAAAAAGACTCTCAATGTGCTATCTGCGGTTGTGCTGAAGAATTAGAGCTTCATCATTACCATACGGTGTCTCTACTAGTTAAAAAATTTGCTAAAGAACTCCAACTGGATTTCACTGACGAAGAAACAGTCCTTTCAAATAGGACGGCATTCTATGATCGATACAGGCATGAGCTAGTAGAAGACACTGTTACCCTTTGTGTACACCATCACCAATTATTACATAAGGTTTACACAAAAGAACCTCCCTTATTTTCTGCTAATAAGCAAAAAGTGTGGGTTCAAAAGCAGAAAGACAAATTACAGAATCCTCAAGAAAAGACACAAGTCAAGACTGAAACAAAATCAGGATTCGCAAGGTTCTTATAATGGGTTTTAAAAGCTGGATTACTGAAAAGCTAAATCCGGGTCAACGTATTATAAGAGACATGGAACCAGTTAGTCATCGCACTAACCGTAAGCCTTTTACCACTGGACAAGCCTACAGTAAAATTGAGATTCTCAATAGAACTGCTAATATGGTTATAGATAGTGCGGCGGAGTGTTCTTATACTGTCGGAGATAAATATAATATTGTCACATATGCCAATGGCATCAAGACAAAGACTCTAGACACTCTCTTAAATGTACGACCTAATCCATTCATGGATATAAGCACATTCCGTAGACTTGTAGTCACTGACCTACTCTTTGAAGGTTGTGCATACATCTATTGGGATGGCACAGCACTTTACCATGTCCCTGCTGCACTAATGCAAGTAGAGGCAGATGCCAATAAGTTTATCAAAAAATTTATATTTAATAATCAGATAGACTATCGCGTAGATGAGATTATCTTTATAAAGGATAACAGTTACGTGTGCGGCACAAATTCTCAAATTTCTGGACAATCTCGTGTTGCTACTGTTATTGATTCTCTTGAGAAGCGTTCTAAGATGCTTAACTTTAAAGAGAAATTCCTCGATAACGGAACCGTGATTGGTCTTATTCTTGAGACGGATGAAATCCTGAACAAGAAATTGCGTGAGCGTAAACAAGAAGAATTGCAACTAGATTATAATCCTAGTACTGGTCAGTCCTCTGTCCTGATTCTAGATGGTGGTATGAAAGCTAAACCGTACTCCCAAATATCCTCTTTTAAAGATCTAGACTTTAAGGAAGACATTGAAGGATTTAATAAATCTATCTGTCTAGCCTTTGGTGTTCCGCAAGTGCTACTTGATGGTGGTAATAATGCGAACATTCGACCAAATATCGAACTGTTCTATTATATGACTATCATCCCTATGCTGAACAAGCTGACTAGTTCTCTTACTTTCTTTTTTGGTTATAAGATTACTCCTAATACTAAGGAAGTAGCTGCATTAACACCAGATAAAGAATCTGAGGCTAAACATTTAACCTCATTGGTTAATAATGGTATTATAACTGGTAACGAAGCTCGTTTAGAGCTGAACCTTGAGCCTTTAGATGATGAGCAGATGAATAAGATTCGTATTCCTGCTAACGTCGCTGGTTCTGCAACAGGCGTATCCGGTCAAGAAGGTGGTAGACCTCAAGGTTCCACCGAGGGAGATAAAGAATGATTGATTATAGTGGTCTAAAGACCATTTTTGGTGAAAAACTACCAGAATCTCATATCTTCTTTGCTACGGTTGCTGCGCATAAATATGTTCCTAGCTATGCTTTTCTGCGTAGAGAACTAGGACTTTCATCTGCGCATACTAACCGCAAAGTATGGAAGAAATTTGTAGAGGCTTATGGTAAGGCTGGTCCAGCAGTACCTGCTCTAGCCTTCACTAAAAATTTAGCTAAAACTCTAACAGTTGAAACTGGTGCAGCAATTAATCTTGGTGTAACAGTTACTGGAGGTACAGCACCTTATACTTATGCTTGGACTAAAGATGGTTCCCCGCTAAGTGGTGCTACTGGTCCTAACTTTAACAAAGCTACAGCTGCTGCGGAAGATGCTGGCACTTATAAAGTTGTGGTAACGGATAGTAAATCCGTTTCTATTACTTCTAACGAGTGTGTGGCTACTGTTAATCCCGGTGTTGGAGGCTAATAAATGACAAACGCTGCGATTGACTATAATAAGTTAAAATCAGCACCGGTTCATTTAGATGCTTATATTAAATCTATTGATAGCGAATCCAAAGAGGGTGTTGTAAAAATCCGTGGATTTGCTAATACAATTAGTAAAGATCGTGCTGGTGATGTGATTCCTGCTTCGGCATGGAAAACATCTAATGCACTTGCTAACTACATGAAAAACCCGATTATTCTTTTCGGACACGACCATCGTCGTCCAATCGGCAAGTGTATTGATCTTAATCCTACTGAAATGGGTCTCGAAATCGAATGCGAGATCTATGAAAGTTCTGATCCGGCTATCTTTTCACTAATTAAAAACGGTGTACTGAAAACTTTTAGTATCGGATTCCGCTGCCTAGATGCAGAGTGGGATGAAGCTACTGATATATTTATTATTAAAGATTTAGAACTATACGAAGTTTCGGTAGTTTCTGTACCTTGTAATCAAGACTCAACATTCAATCTCGCTAAGAGTATGAATGGTCATGATTATACTGAATGGCGCAAATCTTTTACTGCAATAAGTTCTAAAGCTGTCCCAGCTCAAGAACGTAATCTTTCTGAACTAGAAAAACTTGCGATAGCTTTAGGCTACGTTAAAGAATAACGGAGAATTATTTAAAAATGACTATTGATATTAATAAGCTGAAAGAAGAACTTGGTCTGGGTGATCTGGCTAAATCTCTGGAAGGTCTGACCGCTGCTCAGAAAGCTGCCGAAGCTGAACGTATGCGTAAAGAGCAGGAAGAAAAAGAACTGGCTCGTATGAATGACCTGGTTTCTAAAGCAGTTGGCGAAGATCGTCAGAAACTGGAACAAGCTCTGGAGCTGGTTAAGTCCCTGGATGAAAAATCCAAGAAGAGCGCAGAACTGTTTGCACAGACTGTAGAAAAACAGCAGGAAACTATTGTTGGTCTTCAGGATGAAATTAAATCTCTGCTAGCAGCTCGTGAAGGTCGTTCCTTCGTTGGTGATAGTGTAGCTAAAGCACTGTACGGTACTCAGGAAGCTTTTGAAGATGAAGTTGAAAAACTAGTTCTTCTGTCCTATATGATGGAGAAGGACGTATTTGAAACTGAACATGGTAAGGCCCACGTTAAAGCTGTTAATACCTCTTCCTCTGTACAGGTTTCCAGTGAAAACTATGAAACTATTTTCTCTACCCGTATTCTTCGTGACCTGCAGAAAGAGTTAGTAGTTGGTGCACTGTTCGATGAACTGCCAATGTCCAGCAAAATTCTTACTATGCTGGTTGAGCCTGAAGCTGGAAAAGCTACTTGGGTAGATGCTGGTTCATATGGTACTGATGCTACTGTTGGTGAAGAAGTTAAGGGTACTTTAACTGAAATTAGTTTTAAAACCTACAAACTGGCTGCTAAATCCTTCATCACTGATGAAACTGAAGAAGATGCAATCTTCTCTCTGCTGCCTCTGCTGCGTAAGCGTCTGATTGAAGCACATGCTGTTTCTATCGAAGAAGCGTTTATGACTGGTGATGGTACTGGTAAACCGAAAGGTCTGTTGAAACTGGCTGAAGACGATGGTGCTAAAGTTACTACTGAAGCTAAAGCTGATGGTACTGTTCTGGTAACTGCTAAAACTATTTCTAAACTGCGTCGTAAACTTGGCCGTCATGGTCTGAAACTGAGCAAACTGGTACTGATCGTATCTATGGATGCTTACTACGACCTGCTAGAAGATGAAGAATGGCAGGATGTTGCCCAGGTTGGTAACGATGCTGTTAAACTGCAAGGTCAGGTTGGTCGTATTTATGGTCTGCCGGTTGTAGTTTCTGAGTACTTCCCAGCTAAAGCAGTAGATAAAGAGTTCGCAGTTATTGTTTATAAAGATAACTTCGTAATGCCGCGTCAGCGCGCTGTTACTGTTGAACGTGAGCGCCAAGCTGGTAAACAGCGTGATGCGTACTACGTTACTCAGCGTGTTAACCTGCAACGTTACTTTAGTAATGGCGTTGTATCTGGTGCTTACGCTGCGTCTTAATACAGGCTTTTCAGCCGATAAGGAGAGCTTCGGCTCTCCTTTTTTATTGGGAAAAATAAATGCAAATCATCACAGCCGAAGATTATAGATTATACGGTAGTTTAAAACGACCTGAATTAGAGTCTGGTGTAGAAATGATGATTACTGCTGCCAATGCGCTGATTACAAGCCTTCTAGGCATGGATGATGCTGATGCGGTAGACCAGTTAATCAATACAAAACCTACACGTAGGAAATATTTTCTGAGTTCACCATCTGCTACTTCCGTAACTAAAGTGACGATTAATGATAATGAGATTGACCCAGAGCAGTATAAGCTATACTCTGACGGTATTATCCTTCTCAAATTTAATCCTCCAGAAGGTTATATGGATGTAGCATATACACAAGGTGGATTCAATCCAATACCTGAAGATCTCAAACTTGCAGCATGTATGCTAGTAGATCATTGGCACAAACAAGATTACCGCCAAGCTAAAACAATTGGTGGTGAAACAGTAACCTTCAATAGCACTAAGTCTGGTATTCCAGAGCATATTCGTACTATTATTGAAGTGTATAGGAGAGTATAATGTCTCTTTCCGATCTAGCTAAACAGATTATTAAAGAGCAGCTAGATACTGCAGGACGATCTGAAAATAATAAGAATACTGTTGTATACTCTGTTGAAACAGGGTTAAAAGATCCTACCAGAGATGGTACTGTTGCTCAAGTATCTTTTAAGTTTTCAAAACCCGTATCACAAGATCTTCTTGATGTTAGAACAGCCTCTATACTAAAAGCGGTATCCTCTAGTTTAGATCTTTCTGGGGATTTAGGTGCTCTAGAAAATCTTATACAGGCAACTGCTGGCAAAAAATCCGCTGTAGGTAAAAAACGTTCTACAGGCAGAGTGCAGGTAAACTTTGGGGATCCTAGAGACGTAGAGGATGGATACTCAGGTGCAATAACAGGTGCTTCCGGACGTTTCGTGTCTAATAGCAATATGAAGGTTATACTAGAGATAGTTGCTAAAGAGTACTTAATAAAGGATATGAAAAAGACAGGAGCTCCATTAAAATTTAGAACTGGCAGGTTTGCAAACTCTTTAAAAATTAAAGATGTTATGCTCCGTGATTCTGAAACTAGTAAAGGTTCTCCTGAATTAAACGTAACGTATAATTATATGACTCGTCCATATTCTGTATTCAACCCTGCAGTATCTACCTATAGGGGACTATCTCTACGACCTTATCCTGGTGCTAGAAACCCCCAAAAACTTATTGGTGAGGCTATAGCAAAAGCTGCAAGAGACCTGATTCACTCTAGATATAAAATCAAGGTTAATCAAGGAACCTAATAAATGGATCATAGAACAAGTATTGCACAAGCTCTGGTTGACCGTATATCTAAACAGTTGGACGGTTCTCAACCTGACGAATATTTTAATAACCTATATGGAAACGTTTCTCGTCAAACTTATAAATTTGAGGAAATACGAGAGTTTCCTTATGTGGCAGTTCATATCGGAACTGAAACTGGGCAGTATCTTCCTTCAGGCCAACAGTGGATGTTTTTAGAACTTCCAATCCTGGTGTACGATAAAGAGAAAACAGACATTCAAGAGCAACTTGAAAAACTCGTAGCGGATATAAAAACCGTTATTGACACAGGTGGAAATTTAGAATATACTGTTAGTAAACCTAATGGATCGACCTTCCCATGTGAGGCAACTGATATGATCATTACATCAGTTAGTACAGATGAGGGTCTACTGGCCCCATATGGTTTAGCAGAAATAAATGTAACAGTGAGGTATCAGCCTCCACGTAGGTCACTTCGCAGATAAGTTACAGATTAGGAGAAAATAATTAAATGTCTTTACAACTATTACGTAATACTCGAATCTTCGTGTCTACGGTTAAGACTGGTCATGATAAGACCAACACGCAAGAGATTCTAGTTCAGGATGATATTTCTTGGGGTCAGGACAGTAACTCAACAGATATTACTGTTAATGAAGCTGGTCCGCGTCCAACTCGTGGTTCTAAACGTTTTAACGACTCTTTAAACGCGGCTGAGTGGAGTTTCTCTACTTATATCCTGCCATATAAAGATAAAACTACTAACAAACAGATTGTCCCTGACTATATGTTATGGCATGCTCTTTCTAGTGGTAAAGCTCTTAACCTAGAAGGTGATACAGGAGCACATAATAACGAAACCAATTTTATGGTTAACTTTAAAGATAACGCGTACCACGAACTGGCAATGCTGCATATCTACATCCTGACTGACAAAGCATGGAGTTACATCGACTCTTGCCAGATCAACCAGGCAGAAGTTAACGTTGATATTGAGGATATTGGTCGTGTAACTTGGTCTGGTAATGGTAATCAGCTTATTCCTCTGGATGCGCAACCATTTGATCCAGATGAGGTAGGTATTGATGATGAAACTTATATGACTATTCAGAGTTCTTATATCAAGAACAAATTGACTATCCTGAAAATTAAGGATATGGATTCTGATAAGGCATATGATATCCCTATTACTGGTGGTACTTTCACCATTAATAATAACATCACGTATCTAACCCCGAATATTATGTCCCGTGTAAATATTCCGATCGGTTCATTTACTGGCGCATTTGAACTAACTGGTTCTCTGACAGCTTACCTTAACGATAAAGCTCTAGGATCTATGGAGCTATATAAAGATCTAATTAAAACTCTTAAGGTAGTTAACAAGTTTGAGATTGCACTTATCCTTGGTGGTGAATACGATGATGAACGTCCGGCAGCTGTGTTAGTTGCTAAACAGGCGCATGTTAACATTCCTACTATTGAGACTGATGATGTACTTGGTACTTCAGTAGAGTTTAAAGCTATCCCTACAGATTTGGATACGGGTGATGAGGGTTATCTTGGTTTCTCTAACAAGTATACTAAAACCACTGTGGCTAATCTGATTGCTACAGGAGATGGCGCTAAAACTCCACCAAAACTAGTTGAATCAATCACAGTTAAATCTGCTGGTAATGTCACTTCAGTGGAGAATAGCAATACTTTACAGATGTCTGTTGAAGTAACTCCGCCTGACGCTACTAATAGTGCTGTAACTTGGTCTATTTCTAGTGGTGATGCAGCTACAATTGATCCAGAATCTGGTCTATTAACTGCGGATACTACTAAGACTGGAGAGGTTACTGTTAAAGCTGTTGCTAAAGATGGTTCTGGTGTAGAAGGTACTAAGAGCATTACAGTTACTAGTTCTGGTGGCTAATTAAATGTACTACTCTCTAATGAGAGAGTCAAAAGTTATAGTTGAGTATGATGGTAGGGCATTTCATTTTGATGCCCTATCAAACTATGATATACAGACTTCCTACGAGGAATTCAAGACTCTTCGTAGGACTGTTCATCGTAGAACTAACTATGCAGACTCTATTATAAATGCTCAAACCCCCTCTTCTATCTCTTTAGCAGTAAATTTCAGTAATACTCTTACTGAGGCTAACTTCTTTGAATGGTTAGGTTTTGATAGAAAAGGTAATACTTTCTTACTCCCGCTATATAGTAGTAATATTGAACCTATTATGTTCAATATCTATATAGTAAACAAAGATAATAACTGTGTATATTTTGAAAACTGTTATGTATCTACAGTAGATTTTTCTTTAGATAAGAACATACCAATTCTTAATGTTGGTATTGAGTCTGGGAAATTCTCAGAAGTATCTACATATAGAGAAGCAGCTTCTATTATACAGGGTGAAGTAATGTCTTACAGCCCAGTAATGGCTTCTACTAATGGCAGCATCTTACCCGGTCTTATTTCTGCCTCTTTATCTTTCCAACAGCAGTGCTCCTGGAGAGAGGATAAGAGTGTTTTTGATATAAATAAAATTTATAATAATAAAAGAGCCTATGTAACTGAAATGAATGCTTCGGCAACCATTTCTCTATACTACTTAAAACGTTTTGCAGGAGATATGGTTTATAATATAGAACCGGAGACAGATGTACCTTTAACGATAAGAAATAATAATATTTCTATAGATTTTCCTTCAGCACGTATTACAAAACGCCTAGAGTTCTCAGATGTGTATAGAGTTGAGTGGGATATTATACCTACTGCTTCTTCAGACCCAGTGAGAATAGATTTCTTTGGAGAAATTAAAAAATGATTAATTTAAAAGATATTACTCTTGATACTCGTACTATTACTCTTTCCTACCCAGGTATGCCGAACTTTAAACTAGAACTTAACTATATGTCTCGTGCTACCTCTAAACGTGTTATTTCTTCTGCTAAACGCGATGAATGGGTTAACGGTACTTTGATTCAGGTGCAGGATGATGATAAGTTCATTGAAGCCTTTGTTGACGCAGCTATTAAAGGTTGGACTGGCTTAACTGTTGGTGACGTTGAAAAACTGATGCTGATTGAAACAGATGCTGATCCTGCTACTGAGGTTCCTTTTAGCCGCGATAATGCTGTAATGCTCATGCAGAACTCTGCTGCGTTTGATTCTTGGATCAACCAGACAGTGTTCCACTTAGACACTTTTCGTAGCCCAAAAGCGTAAAGAACTCCTAGATGCTGTTGCTGATTTTGCAGACAAATGTATTAAAAGCTCAGCATCTAAAATGACTAAACAACAATATTTAATACTTTGCGAGTCAATGGGTATAGAACCTGATCCAAAGGCTATGCCCGTTGAACTCGAAGATTTTCCACCTATTGTATCTATTAGTATGAATATTTATAACAGTCTAATTGATTGTTTCATACCGGGTGACTTTCCTATTTTTATAGGTAAGGATAAGGCTGCATTAGGTGTTTTATTTGATATTTATGGGATTACTGATCCTATAGAAAAAGAATTTGTTCTACACATTATCAATATATTTGATGCTAAAGCTGTAGACGCTGCACGTAAACGTGCTGAGAAGCATAAACCGCAAAACGGAAGGATTCCTAACGTTAAACCACATGCTAAATCTCGTGCACGATAAAAGTTTCCTCCAATGGGCGTTCCACGATGAGGCTTGGCTCTGGGTGATTTGCCCAGAGCCTTTTTTATTGGGAAAAATAAAACATGACTGATAAGCTAATACGAGAATTATTAATAGACGTTAAACAGAAGGGGGCAACTCGTACTGCAAAGTCTATTGAAAACGTATCTGATGCGTTAGAAAACGCTGCTGCTGCTTCCGAACTGACAAATGAGCAGTTAGGTAAAATGCCCAAAACTCTTTATTCCATTGAGAGGGCAGCAGACAGAGCAGCGAAAAGTCTTACTAAAATGCAAGCTAGTAGGGGTATGGCTGGTATCACTAAATCCATTGACGGTATTGGTGATAAGCTAGATTACCTGGCTATCCAGCTCATTGAAGTAACAGATAAACTAGAAATTGGATTCGATGGAGTTTCTAGATCTGTTAAAACAATGGGTAATGATGTTGCAGCTGCAACAGAAAAAGTCCAGGATAGATTATATGATACTAATAGAGCATTAGGTGGCACAGCTAGGGGTTTTAATGATACTGCTGGTGCCGCTGGTAGAGCTTCTAGAGCTATTGGTAATACTTCTGGTTCAGCACGTGGTGCAACTCGTGATTTTGCGGCAATGGCTAAGATCGGTGGTAGTCTACCTATTATGTACGCAGCTCTTGCTTCCAACATCTTCGTTTTGCAATCAGCATTTGAACAACTTAAACTAGGTGATCAGCTAAATCGTCTAGAAAAATTTGGTGTTATAGTAGGTACTCAGACAGGTACTCCTGTTCAGACCCTTGCTAGATCGCTACAAGAAGCTGCTGGATATGCTATTTCTTTTGAGGAAGCAATGAGACAGGCGTCTTCAGCATCCGCTTATGGATTTGATGCCGAACAACTTAATAAATTTGGTTTAGTAGCTCGTCGTGCGGCTGCTGTTCTTGGCGTTGATATGACTGATGCACTTAACCGTGTAATTAAGGGCGTATCTAAACAAGAAATCGAACTTCTGGATGAACTTGGTGTCACTATCCGTCTTAATGACGCATACGCTGATTATGTTAAACAGTTAAATGCTGCAAACACAGGTATAACATATAATGTTAATAGTCTTACTACCTTCCAGAAACAACAAGCATACGCTAACGCGGTAATTGCTGAATCTACTAAGCGATTTGGCTACCTAGATGAAGTACTACGTGCAACTCCGTGGGAGCAATTTGCTGCTAATGCAGATGCTGCACTAAGAAAAATACAACAAGCTGCTGCTAAATATTTAGGGCCAGTAATTGATGCTATCAACACAGTATTTTATACATCTCAGGCTTCTATATCTGCTGAAGCAGCTAGGGCCCAAGAAAAAACTAATAGACAGATAGACCCTACCAATGTTGGTGCTGTTGCTTTAAGTTTAGCTGCCTCTGAAGAAGGCTATAATAAAGCTCTAGATATGTATAAGGAATCTCTTGATAAGCGTAATAAGCTAAAATCTGAGTTCGATAAACGAATGGAACAAGCAGATTTCTATACAAAACTAGCTATACGTCAAGTTGGTGAAGGTATTCCTGTTGGTCTTGCAGCAGCAGGTGCTTCGGAGGCCAATAAGCAATTTGTAGCAGAAACTGCAGCTATGGGTCTACAAGTAACTAGACTTGGTAAGGAAGTAGAGGATTCTACAGAGAACCTAAATGCTTGGAAATCAGCGTATCAAGCTGCTGGGGCTGCTGCTGCAAAGGCTAGTCCAGAGTTTCAGAAGCAAATTAATCTACAAAGAGACACTACTGATCCTGATGCTGTATACGATTTTAACTCTACTGTATTAAAAGGATTAACTGAGCAGCAGAAAGCGTACAATCAGACTAAGAAAACTGCTAGTGACTTAGCTAATGATATACAGAACGTTGCTCAGAATACAGATACTGCTGCTAAAACTAGTGCTACTTTAGCAGATGCTATAAAAAACATAGAATCTCTATCTCTAGGTACTGGTAAGAGTGCTGATGAATACGTTAAAAATCTTAACCTAGGTTACAATACTCTGTCTGAAATGAAAACTGCGTCTCAGGCCTTATCTGAGTACGTTAAACTAACTGGTAATGAGACTAAGAACCAGTTAGCAGTTCAACAGAAGATAGCTGATGTATATAACCAAACTAAGGATAAAGAAAAAGCTCAGGAAGCTGGTAGACGTTTAGAGCTGCAACAGTTAGAAGAGCAAGAAGCTGCTTTACGCCGTGTTCTTCAAACAAACCAGGGAAATAAAGCTGTTGAGAAAGAAATTGAAAAAATTCAGCTGGAGAAACTTAAACTTACCAATCAGGGTATGGAAGCTCAGAAGAAGGTCAAGGATTACACAGATAAAATCCTGGGTGTAGATCGTGAGATAGCTCTCTTAAATAACCGTACTATGACAGATACTCAGTATCGTCTAGCACAGTTAAATCTTGAATTGACCATTGAAAAAGAAAAGTATGAGTGGTACTCTAAGCAAGCAGATAAACACAAAGAAGCTGAACAATCAAGACGTGCTCAAGCCCAAATTGAACGTGAAATCTGGAAATTCCGCCAAGATCAGCAAGCTGAAATGACCAGTAAAAGGCAGGAAGCCTTTGAAAATACTCTAACTTCAATGTTCCCTCTGGCAGGGGAAATGCAAAAAATGGAAATGCAGTTAGACTTTTATACTCAGATGAAGGAACTTACTAAAGGTAACGCTAATGAGCAGATGCGTTGGAATGCTGAAATAGCCAAGACAAGGGCTCAGATAGCGGCTTTAACAGCACAACGTAATGCTCAAATGCAAGCTTCTGTTGGGTCTTCTTTAGGTGCTGTGTATACTCCTACAACTGGACTATCTGGAAAAGACAAAGATTTTGCTGATATGGGAAATAGGATGGCCTCTTATGATCAGGCAATCTCTAAGTTATCTGAGCTAAACTCAGAAGCAACTGCTGTGGCTCAAAGCATGGGTAATTTAACTAATGCTATGATTCAGTTCTCAATGAAATCACTAGATACTACTTCCACGATCGCAGCAGGTATGCAAGCTGTATCTTCTGTGATTCAGTATAGTACTAGTCAGCAGGTTAGTGCAATTGATCAGGCTATTGCAGCAGAGCAGAAACGTGATGGTAAATCAGAAGCATCTAAAGCTAAGTTGAAGAAGTTGGAAGCTGAAAAACTGAAGATTCAACAAGACGCAGCTAAGAAGCAGATCATCATCCAAACTGCAGTAGCTGTAATGCAAGCGGCGACAGCTGTACCGTACCCGTTCTCTATTCCTTTGATGGTGGCGGCAGGTTTAGCAGGTGCCTTAGCTCTTGCTCAAGCATCTTCTGCATCTGGTATGTCTTCTATTGCAGATTCTGGAGCGGATACAACTAGTTACCTAACCTTAGGAGAACGTCAGAAGAATATAGATGTGTCCATGTCTGCTAATGCAGGTGAACTATCTTATATCAGAGGCGATAAAGGTATAGGTGGTGCTAACTCTTTCGTTCCTCGTGCTGAAGGCGGTAATATGTACCCTGGGGTTAGTTATCAAATGGGTGAGCATGGTACAGAAGTAGTTACCCCTATGGTTCCTATGAAAGCTACACCTAATGATGAGCTAAAAACCTCATCTAACTCAACTTCAGGAAGACCTATCATCCTGAATATTAGTGCTATGGATGCTGCAAGTTTTAGAGAGTTTGCTTCTAGTAATAGTAGTGCTCTAAGAGACGCAGTAGAATTAGCTCTGAATGAGAACGGTGCTAGTCTGAAAACATTAGGAAATTCTTAAAACTGGAGGAGGACTTTGAGTCCTCCTTTTCTTTATGGAAAAATAAAAATTTCTTGATAAAATTTTCTAATACTATTATAATATTGTTATTAAAGAGGAGAAATTAACTATGAGATTACCAGACCCATACACGAATCCAGAACTTTCAGGCTTAGGATTCGAAAGTGTTAACCTGATTGATAATGACCCAGTAATTCGTGATGAGTTACCAAATGGTAAAGTTAACGAAGTTAAGGTATCTGCTCAATACTGGGGTATAAATATTTCTTATCCAGAATTATTTCCAGATGAATATAGTGTTCTAGATGCTTTTATTCTAGAATACAAAAGGACTGGTGGTTACATAGATGTTATATTACCCCAATACGAAGCTTTTAGAGTTAGAGGTAATACTAGTCTAGTAAATATACCTGCTGGACAGAAGGGTTCTAATGTAACTATGGATACAAAAGGACTTCTTACAGGTACTCCAAAACCGGGGGATCTATTTAAGCTGTCTAACCACCCAAAAGTATATAAAATAACATCATTTAACAAATCAGGTAATACATGGTCTATAAACTTATACCCTGATTTATTTATAACTACTACTGGAGCGGAGAAGCCAGTATTTAATGGAATACTATTTAGAACAAAACTCATGAATGGTGATGCTTTTGGATCTACACTAAATAATAACGGAACATATTCCAACATCTCATTAAATTTACGGGAAAGTCTATGAAAAAAATATTAGATAGTGCTAGAAACTACTTAAAAAATAATAGCAGAATAAAAACTGCTAGTCTAATTTCTCTAGAATTACCCGGCTCTACTGGTACTAGTACTGCTTTTATTTACTTAACTGACTATTTTAGAGATGTACTATATAACGGTATTCTGTACCAGGCCGGTAAAGTTAAGTCTATTAGCACACATAAACAAAATAGAGATTTATCTATTGGCAGCCTATCTTTTACTATTACAGGTACAGCGCAGGATGAAGTACTGAAATTAGTGCAGAATGGTGTGTCCTTTTTAGATAGACTAGTATCAATTCATCAAGCAATTATTACAGAGGATGGTTCTATTTTACCTGTAGACCCAGACACAAATGGGCCTTTATTATACTTTAGAGGTAGAATTACTGGTGGAGGTATTAAGGATAATATTAGTACTTCGGGAGTTGGAACCTCCACAATTACTTGGAATTGTTCTAACCAATTCTATGATTTTGATAGGGTTAATGGTAGATTTACTGATGATGCTTCTCATAGAGGGCTTGAAGTTGTAGCAGGACAATTACTTCCATCTAATGGGGCTAAAAGACTTGAGTACCAAGAAGACTACGGTTTCTTTCACGCCAATAAAAGTATCTCTATTCTAGCAAAGTATCAGGTACAGGAAGAAAGATACAAGCTAAAGTCTAAGAAAAAGCTATTTGGACTATCTAGAAGTTATAGTCTTAAAAAGTATTATGAGACTGTTACTAAAGAAGTAGATATAGATTTTAACCTTGCTGCTAAGTATATACCAGTAGTTTATGGTGTACAGAAAATACCGGGAATACCTATTTTTGCGGATACGGAATTACACAATCCTAATATAGTTTACGTAGTATATGCTTTTGCTGAAGGAGAGATAGACGGTTTTCTTGACTTTTCCTTCGGGGATAACCCTATGATTTGTATGGACTCTAATGATAGCTCTGCTAGAACCTGTTTCGGTGTTAAAAAAGTAGCAGGAGACACCATGCAGAGAATAGCATCAGGAATGTCTTCTAGTAGTCCTTCTGTGCATGGCCAGGAATATAAATATAACGATGGTAATGGTGATATAAGGATTTGGACTTATCATGGAAAAGCTGATCAAACGGCTTCTGAAGTATTAGTAAATATAGCGAAGGAGCGTGGGTTCTATCTCCAAAGTATGAACGGTAATGGGCCTGAGTACTGGGATGCTAGATATAAACTATTAGATACTGCATACGCGGTAGTACGCTTTACTATTAATGAAAATAGAACTGAGATTCCAGAAGTTAGTGCTGAGATTCAGGGTAAGAAGATAAAAATCTACCATTCTGATGGTAGAGTAACTGCTAATAGTACTAGTTTAAATGGTATTTGGCAAACACTTGACTACTTAACTTCAGATAGGTATGGTGCAAACATTGCTATTGATCAGTTCCCTCTCCAACAATTGGTACAAGAAGCTGCTATCCTAGATATTATAGATGAATCCTACCAAGTATCCTGGCAGCCATACTGGAGATATGTTGGGTGGACTGATCCATTAGCAGAAAATAGACAAATAGTACAAATGAATACTATTCTAGATACATCTGAATCAGTATTTAAAAATGTTCAAGGTTTACTAGAATCCTACGGTGGGGCTATTAACAACTTATCGGGTCAATATAGGATTACTGTAGAAAAATATTCTAATACTCCATTAGAAATTAATTTTCTGGATACTTATGGTGATTTAGAGCTATCAGATACTACTGGTAGAAATAAATTCAACTCAGTTCAAGCATCTATCGTAGACCCAGCTCTTAGCTGGAAAACTAACTCTATTACCTTTTATAACTCTAGATATAAAGAGCAAGATAAAAATTTAGACAAAAAATTACAATTATCTTTTGCAAATATAACTAACTACTATACTGCTAGAAGTTTTGCAGACAGAGAACTTAAGAAATCTAGGTATTCTAGAACCCTCTCATTTTCTTTACCATATCAATTCATTGGTATTGAGCCTAATGATGCTATTGCATTTACATACGACCGTTACGGATGGGATAAGAAGTACTTTTTAGTAGATGAAGTCGAAAACTCTAGGGAAGGAAAGATAAATGTTACTCTACAGGAGTATGGGGAAGATGTATTTATCAACTCTGATCAAGTAGATAATAGTGGTAATGATATACCAGATATTAGTAACAATGTTCTTCCTCCTAGAGATTTTAAATATACTCCTACACCTGGTGGTTTAGTTGGTTCCATAGGAAAAAATGGTGAGTTATCCTGGCTTCCAAGTTTAACTAATAACGTAGTTTATTACTCTATCGTGCATTCCGGTCATGCTGAGCCTTATATTGTGCAGCAACTAGAAACAAATCCCAATGAACGCATGATCCAAGAGATAATTGGAGAGCCTGCAGGTTTAGCAATATTTGAAATAAGGGCTGTGGATATAAATGGTAGGAGAAGTTCTCCAGTAACATTATCTATAGAACTTAACTCTGCTAAAAACCTAAGCGTAGTATCTAATTTTAGGGTAACTAATACGGCTTCTGGGGATGTAACTGAATTTGTAGGCCCAGATGTAAAACTAGCTTGGGATAGGATACCAGAAGAAGATATAATAGAAAGTATATTCTATACTCTGGAAATCTATGATTCCCAGAATAGAATGCTAAGAAGTGTACGTATTGAAAATCAGTATACTTATGACTATTTATTAATGTATAATAAGGCAGATTTTGCTCTTCATAATAGTGATGCTCTAGGAATCAATAGAAAACTATATTTTCGTATTAGAGCGGAAGGAGATGATGGAGAACAGTCTGTGGAGTGGGCATCCATTTAATGATTTCGAATAATGCACCAGCCAAAATGGTCTTAAATAGTATAATGACTGGATATACAATGGCATATGTCCAGCATTCTATATATACTGACTATGACGTTATTGGCAGATCTTTTTGGTTAAAGACAGGAGAAAGTATAGATAGACGTGATTATACTGGTATAGATACTTTCTTCGTAATGATTAATAATCTGACCCCTTCAACCTCTTATGAGATTCAAGGGGCTTTTTACGACTCTATTATTGATTCTGAACTGTTAGAGGCTAAGATTGGTATCAATCTCTCTAATGAGACTAACTTTAGGACAAAAGAGAAGCCAACAATTGTTGCAGCAAGATCTGAATCAGAACCTGTGGATGTTGGGGTAGGTGCACCGATAGTTGTCGTAGAAACAACTGGTGAAGCAAGCTACTGTACTATTGAGTTAAAAAGTACTCAACCTTCAAATAGTACGTGGGTAAAATATTATGTAGGTCCGTTATCCCCCACTATTAGATTTGGTGGTGTCCCTATTGGTGATTATAAAGTACGCATATCAGGGCAAGTTACTATGCCTGATGGTGTAACGGTAGACTCCTCTGGATACTTTGAATTTTCTAAAGTTCTTACTGTAGAGTATAACTTTGTACCGCCCACTGCTCCTAGCAATATTACCTTCAAGGCTGCAAGAATTGCAGATGGTAAAGAGAGATATGACCTTCGTGTACAGTGGGAGTGGAATAGGGGATCTGGAGCCAATGTTCGGGAATTTGTCGTTTCTTATATAGATTCCACAGAATTTGCAAGAACTGGATGGACTAAGGCCCAAAAAATTAACGTAGGTGCTGCACAAGCGGCAACTATTATATCGTTTCCGTGGAAAATTGAGCATAAATTTAAGGTCTCCTCTATAGCGTGGGGGCCAAATGCTCAAGATGTTACAGATTCTGCAGTACAGACTTTTATACTAAATGAGGACACCCATCTTGATAATAGCTTTGTTAATGAAACTGGTATAGAAGTAAACTATGCGTATATTAAAGGTAAGATCAAAGATGGCTCCACGTGGAAGCAAACATTTTTAATCGATGCTGCTACTGGTGCTATTAATATAGGCCTCCTAGATGCAGAAGGAAAAGCACCAATATCTTTCGACCCTATTAAAAAGATAGTTAACGTTGATGGTAGTATTATAACTAAAACTATCAATGCTGCTAACTTTGTAATGACTAATCTAACTGGCCAAGATAACCCGGCAATCTATACTCAAGGTAAAACTTGGGGAGATACAAAATCTGGTATCTGGATGGGAATGGATAACACTTCTGCTAAGCCAAAGTTAGATATAGGTAATGCTACTCAGTGGATACGCTATGATGGCGATACTCTTCGTATTTCTAGTGGAGTTGTTATTGGTACTCCTAATGGAGACGTAGATATTGGTACTGGGATGCAGGGTAAACAAACAGTATTTGTTTATAAACTTGGTAAAAGTTTGCCAGCAAAACCATTGGAGCAAGATTATCCGCCTCCTGGATGGTCTAAAACACCACCTAACCGTACTGATATGACTCAGAATATTTATGCTACAACTGGTACTCTAGACCCTGTTACAAATAAATTATTGGAAGGTACTAGTTGGGCGGATGTTGTTCAGTGGAGTGGTACTGAAGGTACTATTGGTGCGGATGGCCAGAGAGGTCCGGGCATGTATTCTCTTGGAGTGGCCGGATTAGGAGGATGGGACGATAGTCGTGCTAACTCCTTCTTCCAAAGTAATTTTGGTTCCCCGCCTGTTAAATACGATGTATTAACTGAGTTTAATAGTAATGCTCCGCAAACAGCATTTACTAGACAATGGAATGGCTCGGCATGGGTTAGCCCTGCTATGGTCTTACACGGTGATATGATAGTTAATGGTACTGTAACTGCTAGTAAAATAGTTGCTGGTAATGCTTTCCTATCCCAAATCGGTGTAAATATTATATATGATCGTGCAGCAGCACTATCCTCCAACCCGGAAGCCTATTACAGAATGAAGATAGACCTGCAAAACGGGTACATCCATATAAGGTAAATAATGAGTACTGAAAATAGAGTTATAGACTTAGTAATAGATGAGAAAGTACCATATGGTTTAATGATGCAGTTCTTAGATGTTGATGATAGTACTTACCCACCTACAAATACCCCTGTTAATTTAACGGGGTATTCTCTAAGAGGTGTTATAAAAAGTAGTCTAGAAGAGAACGCAGAAACCCTAGCATCCTTTACTACTAATATTATTGATGCTGCCCAGGGGGCTGTGGCTATAAGTTTGCCAGTAGAATCCGTGGAAAATCTAGGAGCTAAAGCATCTAAAGATAGAGATAAGTATAACCCCCGTCAGCGATTAGCAGGATACTATGATATAATCATGACTAGAGATGTTGTAGGATCTGCAATTAGCTCCTTTCGCATAATGGAGGGTAAAGTATTTATCAGTGATGGGGTAACTAAATAATGGCAGTAACTACTAAGATTATTGTACAACAGATATTAAATATTGATGATACTAAAGCTACTGCTAGTAAATTTCCTAGATATACTGTAACTCTAGGTAATTCTATTAGCTCTATTACTGCAAGTGAATTAGTATCCTCTATTGAGGCTACGGCTAAATCTGCTGCAGCTGCAAAAGCTTCTGAGATAGCTGCTAAGACTTCAGAACTTAATGCTAAGGATTCTGAACAGGAAGCTGCTATTTCTGCTGGAGCTTCTGAAGCCTCTGCCACTCAGTCCGCTACATCTGCTACTCAATCTGCTGCATCAGCGGATAGATCTGCAGCATCAGCCGCAGCAGCTAAAGTATCTGAGACTAATGCGAAAGCTAGTGAAACTAAGGCTAAAACATCCGAGACTAATGCAAAAGCATCAGAAACTAATGCAAAATCTAGTGAAACCAAAGCTAAAACCTCGGAAACTAATGCTGCTACTAGCGAAACTAATGCATTAGCAAGTAAAA